ATTTCCATCCCTTTAGCCCATGGGTCGTCCTGTGGCACCGGCTTAGGTGTTGCCTCTTTAGATCGTGCGGAAGCCATTTCCTCGCGCGAAGGTCGTTCTCCAACTTTAGCGAACCCAAGGTTAGCCAATGCCCGACCAATCGCCGAAGTCTCAGCAAGTTCAGGCGCATTATGTGGCGCAAATTTGTTCGCCCCTTCGTATTCAGTCGCCCATCCAGTCGCCACAATAACGCCATCAGCTTCTTTCCTAACGGTTGCTTTAGATATCCATTCCACGCGACCATCAGGTCGAGCCTCACTGAAGACATCTGTGAGAATAGATCCATCTTTATACATTTCCCAGAATCGCGCAATACGCGAGTCGACTGTCTCATAATTGTCAATATTGAACCCACTCATATTCCTTCTTCCCGATAACTTGTTTCCCTGTCCATAAACTTTTTACGGGCGCCAATAAACTCGATAATAGAGTTCAGGCTTATGTTCATCTCAGCCATGTCGCGTAATAGTCCCAGCATCTGCGAATGGGTCAATTTGCCGTGTCGGACATAAGTGCGTTCTTCTTGTGTTAATCCGCCCCACATGCCGTATTTTTCATTTCCCATCGCATAACTTAGGCAGTCGCGCCGAATAACACAGCGACCACACATCGCCCGAACGCTGCGCATATTCAATCCTTGCTCAGCTAGTTCATCGCGATTAGCGTAAAAGACTTCCGTATCTGCGCCAATACATTCGGCGTACTCCCAAGACACGTCGTCGTAATCGTTAGTTTTTGGCGGATTCATTTTGATAATCGTTTGTGTAATAATTACGCGTCGCGTCATCATGGCCGGAAGTGTAGCCCCATAGTGCGCCACCAAGGAACGCTAACCCACCGAAGATAAGACAGAAAATAATCTGCCCAGTATTCATATCTAGATCAACCATTATTCGCCCCTGTCTGGATTCCCTTGCGAAATCCGTTATACACAGGGTTGCACACACATGTGTGCTAGTCAAGCATTTAGCCCCAGGTTTTTTTATCCCAGGTAAATGACCCATCGGGTCGCATGATGATAGATATTGGATTGACCAAGTTTCCTGACACTTCCAGAAGGCCAAATCCCATTTGCCAATTAGGAGCGTTTAATGGGCGCGTGTAGGCCGCTTTTTTTACAGCCATAAGGTGACCTGCCTCAAAGCCAAATAGTGGCTCTAATCGCCCCCTGAGGCCTGTAGAGCGCCAAATAATGCCCTGCCGGTGAGTATGTCCGCAGACTACGTTCTTTCCCATGCGCTCGACCAGTTTGGCGGCTGTGCCTCCGGCGTATTGAACCAGGTTCGCTTCGTCGCCATGAGCCAGAATTGTATTGGGGGCTATGAGGCCTGGTTGCTCATGCCAGGTGATGCCTAAATCTTTAATTCCGATTAGTTCGGTGTATTTAAGGCCTTTCAGGGTTGCCAGCGCTGGGGCGTTACGCTCGATGTATCGGTCGAATCTGTCTGTGTGATTGGATCTAACGAGGTGAATCTTTTTATCGTCGCCTAGAGCTTTCCGAATAGACGCGAGAACGCTACGAGTTGCGTCAAGGTCTGATTGTAATTTGACGGAGTATTCGCCTCGGGAACCTGCTTCCCATTTGGAGAGCATCGGCAGGTCTGCTTCATCTCCGACGATTGCGACGGCATCTGGCTTGATGGCTTTAATAAAAGCAACAACGTTAGCGGTAGCCTTTGGATGGTTATATGGAATCTGGAGGTCTGGAACGATAACAAGTCTAATCGTAATCTTCCATTTCGTCGGGGACATCTTCCCACAGATCATCATCTTCTTCATCATCGACTTCTTCATCTTCTTCGATAATGACTTGCCCTGGAAATGTCCACTCTGGCATTTGATTTAATACTAAGTCGAAAGATTCTTTTCGTGTAAATCCTGCTTTAAGATATGCCTGAAGTAATCGCTGCGCTTCGACAGCCATCGTCAGCATAGGCGTTAAGGGCTCAGACATGAGGACGAAATCTTCTCTTGGTGTCTGTTCTTCCATGTTGAACCCCCTACGCAAAGATTAGGATAGCGTCTTGTTGAGAATTATTTTGTATATGTCATCCACACGCTGTTCAAGCCGTGTAATCTGGTCTTTCATGCTTGAGCCACTATTGGGGCGCAATTCTGCAAGGTAATGCTTAACCAGAAATTGAACGATGCCAGTAATCCCACCTAAAGCGGTAATGCTAACGGCGACGACGGCAATCCAGTCGCCTACGCTCATGGCTTCTTTTTGCCATTCGCGCCTGATAAGCCCATCGCTACAATGCTAGAGAGAATGGCTCGATAATCTAAATCAAAGTTAGTGGCTTGCCAGGTGACCAAGAATCCGGTGATTCCCATCATGATTTGCTTGCTGTCTAGTTTCATTTTTTTAGGCTCTCTACTAGGAAGGGTTTTCCGTCGTTGTCGCCCGATGGTGTAAAGCTAATATGAATATGGTGTGCGTGTGGGTTGCCTTTATAGGTACGCCACTTCCAGGCCATCCGAGGGCTAGCAATCTTGGCATGATGGATGATGTAAGAAATACGCTTTTCGCCAGCCTTAGCAGCTAAACGAAGTTCCTCGGCTAAATCCCAGGATGCGTCTTTGTATTTCTTCGTAAGGTCTGCGTCTACGTCAATGGCGCGCACCATGCCAGTAGCGTCAGGGTTATGATCTGACGGCCTTGCCTGATGGCGTGTGTCGCCAATCCATCCATCGCTTGATTTATCGCGTTTTGGATATGTCGCGTTAATCTGTGAGCGTAACTTTTGGGCAGCCTTAGATAATTTCGGGGTCGTAATCTTCCCACGTCGGGATGCGGTCATCTGCGCAATTACCTGTCAGCCTAGAAATGCTTTCGCCTCATCTTCGGATAATCCCAAATCTACCAATTTTGCTATGGCAGATATTTTAAGATTTTCCTTGTCTGCGGCCTCGATATTTGCCTTTTGAGCGTTATGCTGCGTTTCAGTTATTTCTTGGATTTCTTGTTCTGTAGCATCGCGCTCAAATGCTTCACCTGTTTGAACGTCAATTTGAAATATTTTCATTATGCGGTCGCCAATCCATAAACAGATACTACACCTGTGATGTTAGATGATGATGATGATAATCTGATTCCCGTGTAATTTTGCGCATTGTGTAAAAATCCGCCATAGGTATAACTAGTAATAGCCCAGGGATTTACACCCTGACCCCACCATCGAGAACGCTTACTTGAACCTGTTCCCACTTCACCAATGAATAAATGACCCTGATACGGATAATCTATATCACCCGCGCGATTCGACAATGAATAACTCGTTGTCCCGTTGATTGAATTAACTGTCCATGTCGTACCTGTGTAAGTCATAAATCCGCTATTTCCATAGTAATTAGCGGCTGTTTGCGTTGTCGATCCATAACGCAATTGTAACAATACTTCATCATTAGGGGTAGCAGCATAGACTTGCTCAAATACAATTAAATAATCTTTATATGTGCTAGTAAAAATAGAATCTATATTGACACCAGCAACATTGGAAAAGGAATTTCTTGTAACCAATATCAATGCTCCGGCAGCGGCTGTAGCCCATTTCAAGCCTGTAGCAGCTGTAGAATCTGCCTGAAGAACCTGTCCATTTGTGCCTACGGCTAAACGAGCGACTGTGTTATCAGCTGTGGCAGCAATTAAATCACCTTTAGCATCAACAATGGTTGGCTGAATAACTGCGGTTGTATCAAGGGATAAGGTTACGGCTCCTGTCGTTCCGCCACCCGTTAAACCTGTACCTGCTGTAACAGCTGTAATATCGCCCTGGTCATTGTTAATCCAAGTATAATCCAAATTAGAGTTAGAAGCTTTGGCTAATATCTGGCCAGTAGTGCCACCCTTAAGATCTACGAAAGATGTGTCGATAGAATTACCCAGCGTACGCATCGCAGCTGCGCCATCTTTAACCAGGTCAGTATCGTCTGGCGTTTCCCAGCCAAAGTTCGTCGTCGTTGCCATTCGTTCTCCTTTAGGCGACTATGGTCGCATCTTCCCATTCTAGCGTATTGTTGATTGTGTTCCAGGTCTCTAATACACCGACATCATTCCACTTCATCGCCCGTAGGCTAAAGGCCGTCGGGCTAACGAAAATGGAAAGGTTTAAGCTGTTATACCCAGCCCTAAAATTCCAGCCTTCCACGAATCCCTCGAATTGGCCGAGGTTCATATTGGCTGGCAGGTTGGTCAGCTTGATAGGCATTCCCATAAAGATATTAAGAAGAGCATCGCGGTCTGTGTCGTCGATGTTGGGATTTGTCAATGGAAAAGTAATGCTACCTAATTGGTTCTGTGGCCATGCGCGTAGATCCATGTATTCCTGCGCTTGGGCAACGGCGTCATGTTTATGCTTCAAATAAGTGTTTAGGGTAAATGCCCTAGTTCCATAAGAAGCAATCGAAGTTTCGTCTGTGTCAGTTGATTCGTCGCTAAAATTGTTGCCAGAGTAAATAACAATTGAGTTACGAATATCACCTAAGCGTCTTACAATGCGAGTACCAACAGCGTAACCAGCGCCGGCAGAAATCTCTGTGTAGCCATTAGTTGCCAGATAACTTGATCTATGAGTGCTGTCGGCGTAGTTGATATTGCCCTGAGCATCTTCGTAGATGTAACCCAACCCACTAGAGGCCAAATCTGCGACGATTGTATACACGTCGATAGTATTGGCTGAGCGAGCCACCATTTCATAATTTCCAGGCTGGTCGATTGTGCCTAATCCTTGATTAACGGCATTAGTCCATGTTTCGGTCGCATTATAAGTATTCCATGTAACGGATGGAGACACTTCGTTCCATTGGCCAAGCAGAATGCTGGTCAGGATTTCGTAAATCTGGTCACCTTCGTAATCCTGGCTTAGTGAAGCTTCCCACAAAGAAACGGGCAATTTGGACAATGCGCCAAGAGCTGTGATGTTAATAGTCTGAACGAAATCTACGCTACCGGATGCGGTTATTTCATTAGTTAAATCTGAAATTAATCCACCAAATATAGGCACATAAGCATTATTAGAATCTAATAACTCGATGCTGATTCCGTCATTTACGTCAATTTCAATGGGTTCAGCATTAAAGTTAATAATTTCGGCCGTACAATAACCGGCTACCGGCTGGCGGTAAATGTCCTCACGCCCTGAAGTAACGGAAAGATTAGCCAAAGTGACATCGGTGTATTCCACGTTTTGTATTTTTATGCGCCATGATGGGGTGAAAGCGGTCATGCGATGATTCCGCCTCCGCCTAGCGTTCCACGATAACTAGAGTTATTAAGTACGCCGA